TTCCTGATACTGGTTACGGTTCTTAATAATGGCGGTCGCTAAGAAGTTCACCGCCACAACTGCTTCTTTAGCTTCCCCTATTGGGGGTTGGAACGCTAGGGATTCGTTAGCCGAAATGCAACCGTTAGATGCGGTGCAGTTGGTTAATTTCTTTCCTACGCCTACCGATGTTACGCTTAGAAAAGGTTATTCAAAGGCATCTATTGGCATTACAGGTAATGTAGAAACCCTAATGAATTACGCAGGGTATGACGGTACAAACACCCTTTTTGCTATTGCCAACGGTGTTATCTATAACGCATCGACTTCTACAGCTACTTCTGTATTTACAGGTCTGACTAACAGCAAGTTTCAGCATTGCATGATTAGTACCGATGGTGGCAACTTTATTATTGCGGTAAACGGGGTCGATCCTGCCATCATTTATGACGGTACACGCTGGTACAAGATGGCTACCACAACTACCGCCCAAACTATTAGCACTATTACAAGAGGTGGTACAGGTAACCTTACAGCTACCGTAACTACTGCTTCACCGCACGGACTTGTAACTAATAACCGTGTATCTATTTCAGGTGCTACCGAAGCCAATTACAACGGTACTTATGCTATTACCGTAACTGGTGCTTCAACCTTTACTTACACAATGGCTACCGCACCTGCGGCTAACGCTACCGTAGTTGGCAGTTATACCGTACTAGGCATTACAGGCGTTAACAGCAATGTTTTTGTCAATGTCAATATGTGCCAAAACAGATTGTTTTTTGTACAAAAAGACAGCATGACCTTTTGGTATCTGCCTGTTGAATCTATTGGTGGTGCGGCACTAGACTTTCCATTGGGATCAGTAGCCCGTTCAGGTGGTTATTTACAAGCAATGGGTACTTGGACTTTAGATGCTGGTTATGGCGTAGATGACTTATCCGCCTTTGTTACAAGTATGGGTGAAGTCATGGTTTACAAGGGTACAAACCCTAGTGACCCTAATGCTTGGTCTGAAGTCGGTGTATGGCAGATGGGTCAAACCTTTGCTAGACGGTGTTTTTTCAAATTTGCTGGCGATTTATTGTTGCTAACTCAAGATGGCTTAGTGCCAATGTCTGCCGCATTGCAATCTTCCCGTTTAGACCCTCGTGTAAACCTTACCGACAAAATTTATTACGCTGTAAGTCAAGCGGCTACCAGTTTTTACAATGAATTTGGCTGGCAGATCAACTATTTTGCTAGTGAAAATATGTTGATTCTGAACATTCCTACCACTAACGGTAAGGAACAGTATGTCATGCACACGATTACAAAGTCTTGGGCTAGATTTACTGGAATTAACGCATTTTGTTGGGAAGCATCCGCCAATAACAAGATTTATTTTGGCTCTAGTGGATTTGTAGGTAATTTTTACACTCAAAATTCTGACGCAGGGACTAACATTGTTGCAACTGCACAACAAGCCTATAGTTATTTCGATAGCAGGGGGCAGTTAAAACGATTTACTCTAGTACGCCCTATCCTACAGACAGATAACGGCTTACCGACCGTTCTGTGCGGTATTAGCACGGATTTTGACACCCAGCCATTAACCAATCAGATAGCTTTCAACCCTTCTATTACTAACACAGGTATTTGGGACAGTTCCAAGTGGGATCAAGCTAACTGGGGCGGTGGTTTAACTACCACTAAGTTTTGGCAGGGCGTGACTGGAACGGGTTTTGCTGGTTCGGTTAACTTAAATGTGGCATCGCAAGGTATTGAATTTCATTGGGCATCAACCGATTATGTAATGGAAAAAGGTGGGGTTCTACAATTGCGTAGGGTTACTACCGACAACCAAAAATACATGGGGGATTGGTTGGTTAGGTTAATGAACCATCCGTTACCGATAGAAACAGTCTGTATAGGTCAAGAAATTGACGGAAATTTAGTAGCAGTAGTAGGATTTGCTAGTTTTATGCCCAAAGCGTGTCAAATGCACATTGGGGCAGTAGATGAAGTAAATTGGATGAGTAGAGATTTATTGTGGGCGGCTTTCGATTATCCCTTTAATAAACTAGGAGTTAGCGTTATACTAGGGCAAGTTTGTGCAGATAATGAATCTGCTCTAAAACTAAACCGACACCTTGGTTTTAAAGTAATAGCTGAAATACCTGATGCTCACATGGATGGTGACTTAGTGATTATGGCTATGAGGCGTGAAGATTGTCGCTTTCTCGACATCAAATGCCCTTTGAGAACAGCAAGAGGAGAATGACATGGGTGGTGGTGGATTTTTAGGATTAGGGCCAGCGGCATCTGCACCAGCCGCACCCGATTACAGGGCGGCCGCACAGGAAACTGCGGCAGGCAACTTAGATGCGGCAAGAGCCGCTACAGCCGCTAATCGTGTAAACCAAGTTACTCCTTACGGTAATTTAGATTACACCGTTAGTGGTCAAGACCCATACGGTAATCCAACTTGGACTGCCAAAACTTCTTTATCTGATGTTGGTCAACAGCTTTTAAACAACCAAAACAACGCTAGTTTAGGTCTTGGTTCAACTATTAATTCTGCACTTGGTCAAGTTCAAAGCACAATGGGTCAGCAATTTAACCCTAATCTTCCGCAAGTAGGCATTAATGCTGGACAGAATTACCAAGATGCGTATATGCAACGCCTTAAGCCACAGATTGAGCAAGGTCGTGAAGCATTAAGCACCCAATTAGCCAATCAGGGTATTCCCGTAGGTTCAGAAGCCTACAAACGGGCAATGATGACCCAAAGCCAAAGAGAAAACGACTTATTACTTGGTGCTACAACTCAAGGATTTGGTACTGGTTTAGCCGCAAATCAACAGGCTTACAACCAAGCTATGACTAACTACAATATGCCGCTTAATACTTTAAGTGCATTGCGTAGTGGCTCACAAGTACAAAATCCAACATTTGTAAACTCTGCAAACCAAGCTACTACAGGCGGTGCTGATATTTTAGGTGCGGCTCAAATGGGCTACAACGCTCAAATGGGCGACTTTAACTCCAAAGTGGCACAGCAAGCTAACTTCAATGAAGGCTTGATGGGTTTAGGTGCGGCTGGAATTATGAAATCAGACATTCGCACTAAAGAAAATATTGTTGCAATCGGCACTTTGCCTAATGGTTTACCGTTTTACCAGTTTGAATACAAACCTGAATTTAAAGATCACCCACTAGCAGGCCATGGAACACATACAGGCGTAATGGCTCAAGAAGTTCAAGCCATCATGCCTGAAGCTGTTATTGAACTAGATAACGGCTACTTAGCCGTAGATTACGGAAAACTAAATGCCTAATCCATATTTTATTTCTGTTAGCCCATATCAAGGGCAAGATCAGCAAGGTTTAATGCCTGTTTTCCAAAACATTGGCCAGCAACAAGCCAACCAACAAGCGGCACTTGCACAGCAAAATCAACAAGTAATGCAGGCAGGTCAAATAGGAAAACAAGGCGGTTCAAACGCAATGGCTATGGCGGCAATGTTGCGTAAAAAAGATCCTAACGATCCTACCAAGCCTGCCAATGTGTATGATTACAGCGAACCTGCACCACAAAGTGAGTATTAATTATGGCTATTGATATGGGAACACTTACCCCTGAGCAAATGTTGCAACAGCAACAAATTTTACGCCAGCAAAAAATGGCTGAAATGCTTATGCAACAACCAGCACCGCAAGGTAGGATGGTTGGTAACCGTTATGTTGCCCCGTCATTTACGCAAAATCTTGCCAGTTTATTTAAAACTTATGTTGGCAAATCTAATCTTGAAGAAGCCGATCAAAAACAAATTGATATGGCCAAAGCTATTCGTGAAGGCGATCAAGCGGCAATGGCTGATTATTTACAAACAAAAGAGGGTAGACCTGCGGTAGAGGGCGGTATTTATGGCCCTAATAATCAAATTACTACCCAAACTACGCCTGATATGTACGGTGCAAACATGGAATTAAATCCACAGTACAAGCAAGTGACCCCTGTTTCCGCTGTATTGCCAAACCCAAGAGCCGCTAATGCAAACCTGTCTTTTGACCCAAGAGCATCTGCAAGATTGCAAAACATGGCATTTAGCAAAATGTTTGCCGATCCTGAAGCATTTACTTTATCCGCAGACCAAGCCCGATTTGTAACTATGCCTGACGGCACTACTAAACAAGTAGCCGCAGGAACTAAAAAACCTATTCAAATTGATACTGGTACTGCTATTGAGTTCCGTGATCCCGATGATTTAAATAAAGTTCTGCAAAGAATTCCTAAGTCACAAATGCCTACTGGTGGTCAAGTTCTTGAGCGTGAAGATGGAATCTTTATAGTAAATCCTAAAACTGCACAGGCTACACCAGTACTAGATGCAAACGGTCAACCATTAAAAGGTTCTCCATCCTCAGCTTTAGGAAAAGAATTTACAGAATTGAATCAACAAAAATCAATTATTAATGGCGTTCTTAAAGGCGTTGAAAATAATCGTGATGCGTTTGGCCTTGCTATTGGGGCAAAAGGAGCAATACCTTTAGGTGATGTAGCCCAAAACCGTAGATTTACCCCTGCACAACTAGAAGCAAGGTCTGAAGTATTTAACACTGCCTCTGCTGTTATTAAAGAACGGGCTGGTACTGCTCAAAGTGCAAGTGAAAAAGAAACAATTATGCGTTTTTTACCATCACCGCTTGATAGTGCTGATGTCATCATTGGAAAGATGAACGGATATAACCGTTACATACAAAACAAAGAAGCAGGTACAACTTCTGTTCGTGGTGCTGTTGCTCCTTATTATGGCAAAACTAGCAAGCAATTAGAAAATCCTGTTGTTACGCCAAAGCCTGCAACTAATAATGCACCAATCAAGTTTGCATCTGAAGCTGATGCGGCAAATGCTAAATTGCAAGACGGAACGCCAATTATTATTAACGGTGTAGAAGGAATTTGGAAGAACTAATATGCCATTCATACCTAATACCCCCTCAACCGGTAGATTTGTTGCAAACGCCCCTGAACAGGGCAATATGTTTACGCAATCCGCAGAGGATATTCAATATGATCCTATGAGTGGTGTTCCGTTAAATACATCATCTTATGGATCAGGCACTACTGGTGGTACAGATACAGCCCGTAGAGCGTTAACAGCAACCGCTTCATTGCCTATAAATATTGCAACTGGAGTTGCTAAAAATCCTGCTGGTGTAATGCAAGCGTTTGGTAAATACTTTGGTGGTGGTCAAACTGGTGACACTATGGTTGATGCTATCAATCAAATCGAATCAGGTACGCAAAAGGCTTCAGGCGATGTAGGCGGAGCAATTAGTGCTGGTGGATCAATGGTAGGGCAAGCCGCACCTTATTTAGCAACTCTTGGTGGTGCTGGGATGATTCCTAGCTTTATGCAAAGAGTAGCGGCAGGGTTTGGTAGTGGCGTAGCATCAGGCTTTGCAACTCCTGAAAAAACAGGTTTAACACCTGAAGAATTTGGTAATGCCAAAATGGAAAATATTGGCATACAAGGAGCAATTGGTGCGGCACTTCCTGTAACTGGTGGGTTAATAAAAACAGGCTATAACGCTGTTAAAGGTGCGGTTGAACCATTATATGAAGCTGGTCGCAACAGAATTTTAGGTCGTGCTTTGCGTGAATTTTCAGGCGGTCAAGACGAATTGGCTATCCAAAATTTAAAAAACGCTAAACCATTGATTGAAGGTTCAATGCCAACCGTTGGTCAAGCCGCTGGTGTTCCAAGTTTAGCGGCATTAGAGCGTACGGCAGTAAATACGCCTGAAATGACTAATACCATTGCTGGTAGAAAATTAGCACAAGCTAACGCCCAAGCAACTGCTTTAAGCAACATTGCCAGCCCGACAAGATCAGAGAAATACTTTGATTTGCGTAAACAGCTAGGTGATGAACTGTATGAGCCAGCACTACAAAAAGGTGTTGATTTTTCAGCATTGACACCTGAATTACAAGCAGAATTTAAAGGTTTAACAAAATCGCCATCCATTAGGTCTGCCATGCTTCAAGCTGGTGAAAATGCTTTAGACAAAGGTAAGGATATTGGAAACCCAGCAAATTCATTGCGTGGTTTGCATGAAACTAAGTTTGCCCTCGATAGCCAAATTAACGCTTTAGAAGGCAGATTACAAAATACTAAAAATCCTAGCCTTGATGCTGAATTAAAAGCAAAAATAGCCGCAAAAAACAGATTAGTAAATTTCCTTGAAAATGACCAAATAAGTCCTGAATACAAGGTAGCTAGAGAAACATTTGCACGGCTATCTAAACCAATCGAGCAACTGCAAAGTTTGCAAAATATTGCTGATAAATCTATTTCCGCATCCAAAGGCACGGTTAAATACGACACATTCTTTAACAACTTAAAGTCATTGAAAAAAGAAGGCGTATTGTCAGATCGTCAATTTGCTAGATTAGAAGCTATTGGCGAAGATATGAAGCGTGTTAAATATGCTGAAACCGCTGGTAAGGATGTAGGCTCGGACACCGTTCAAAAGCTGGCATTTTCTAACATGATGAATCAGGTTGGTTTGCCTAATGCTTTGCGTAATTTTGCCCCTGCTAGTGTTGTTGGCGGTATATTGGAACGTGCTGGCGATGCAATTTATGGTGGAGCAAATCAAAAATTAAAGACAAAACTTGGCGAAACCATGTTAAATCCTGCTGAAGCCGCTAGGTTAATGGAAAGCGTAAAGCCTTATCAAATGTCACAAGTAGGCCGCCCAATGACAGATAAAATGGCTGAAATAGAAAAAGCTAAACAGTTAGCTAAAATGTTAACAATGCAGGGTATGTAAAGGAAAATTTATGTCAAGAAACGGATCGGGGGTCTATTCCCTACCAGCAGGTAACCCCGTAGTAACTGGTACAAGTATTAGTTCTACTTGGGCTAATACCACGCTTACAGATATTGCTACAGCCTTAACAGGATCATTGGCTTCTGACGGTCAAACCCCTGCTACTGGTAACTTAGACATGAACAGCAACAAGGTTGTGAATCTTGCGGCTGGGTCAACTACTGGCGATGGCGTTAATTACACTCAATTTGTTGCCGCATTTGTAAACCCTACCTTTACTGGCAATGAGTTTATGCTCATTCCTAAAGGTACAACGGCTCAACGCCCTGCCGTACCCGTAGATGGTGAAATGCGTTATAACACTACTACAGCACAGTTTGAGGGCTATCAAGGCGGTGCATGGGGTCAATTAGGCGGTGGTGCTACAGGTGGTGGCCCTGATGAAGTATTTGTTGAAAACGCTAGAATTGTGACTACAAATTACACATTAAGCACTAATAGGTCTGCTGAAAGCGTAGGCCCAATAACTATAAATAGTGGCGTTACAGTAACAATTCCTAGTGCTGAACGCTGGGTAATCTTGTAAAATAGACGAAATTAAAGGAAAAAGAATATGTCCTCAGTCGTAATTTCAGGCGATACAAGCGGTGCAATAACGCTATCTGCCCCAGCCGTATCAGGAACGAATACTGCAACATTACCTGCCGCTACTGGCACAGTAATGGTTAGCGGTAATATGCCAACGTTTAGGGCAACTTTAAGTGCAGACCAATCGCTTACTAGCGGTGTATATACAAAAGTGCTTTTTAATACTGAAACATTCGATACCAACAATAATTTTGCATCATCTACTTTTACCCCAACTGTTGCTGGTTACTATCAATTAACAATAAACATTCAAGCCACTTTCGCAACATTAACTAGGTTTATTGTTGTTTTATATAAAAATGGTGCGGTATATGAACGAGGATATGATGGTGGTAGCTTTAATAACAATAGCGTTTCAACAACTTATTTAGTCCAAGCAAACGGAACAACCGATTATTTTGATGCCTATGTTTATATGGCTGGAACAACATTGGCAGTAATTAGCGGAACAACTGGCTCTAGTTTTGGTGGCGATTTGGTAAGGACTTCATAATGTACGAAAAATTAATTTCAATTTATCCTGAACTAGCAACTTTTGACTTTGCTTATGGCTCAATTACTTTGCAAAACGATGGTGATGGCGATTACATTGCTAAATGGGAACACCCTACACTAGCTAAACCAACAGATGAGGAATTAGCATGAGTTCAACAATAACTGCACTAACTAGCGGTGGTGGATTGGCAATGGCTGGTGATACTAGCGGTCAATTAGAGTTAAAAACTAATAATGGCACTACTGCGGTAACAGTAACTACTGGTCAAAATGTTTTAGTTGGTGGTACGGCAACCGTAAATTCTGAAATATTAAATGTTACTGGTGCAACACCTACAACTGGAAGTGGCGTTTATCCGTCAACAATGTTGGTTGCCGACAATAGAGCCTACAATTCTACTGCCCCTTCTGCTGGTGGTGGTATTGGATTTGCATATAAATACAATACTGCTGGAAGTTATGCTTTAGGTTCTTCTATTCAAGGAATTAAAGAAAACACAACAGATGGAGATTATGGAAGTGCATTAGCATTTTTTACAAGACCAAACGGCACAAATCCAGCAGAACGGATGCGTATTACTTCTGCTGGTGATGTATTTGTTGGAGCAACAAGCGGTCTTGGTGCTAATGAAAGATTTGGTGTTTATCGTTCAGACAATGGAACATCGGCAGTAGTTGCAACAACAAATGCAAACCAAACCAATGACATTCTTCAAGTAAGAGCAAATAGAAATACCACTAATAGTTCTTATAGACCAATAATTTACTATAACGATGCTGCTGGTGCATATAGATTTATTGTTGCTGATTCTGGCAATGTAACCAACACTAATGGTTCGTATGGCACTATTTCTGATGCTAGATTAAAAGAAAACATTGTTGATGCCACATCAAAATTAAATAAAGTAAACCAATTAAAGGTTCGTAATTTTAATTTAATTGGCAATGATTTAAAACAAATTGGTTTTGTAGCACAAGAGTTTGAAGAGGTGTTTCCTAGCATGGTTGAGGAATCACAAGACAAAACTCCTGATGGAGAAATGTTAGAAACAACAACAAAAACCATCAAGACAACTGTTTTAATTCCAATTTTGGTCAAAGCTATTCAAGAACTAAACGCTAAAGTAGATGCACAAGCATTAGAAATTCAAGCACTTAAAGGAGTAGCGTAATGGCTTTTACTATTGATGGGACTAATGGTCTAACATTTAACAACGCTACTACACAAGCTAGTGCTGGAGTGGTCTTGCAAGTAGTTGGTGCTACTTTTTCAACTCAAACAAGCACAACATCAACTTCTTATGTAGCAACTGGATTAACTTTATCAATTACACCTAAATTTTCTACTAGCAAAATATTAATTACTGGAATGATTAATATTCAATCACCAGCCAATAACGATTCTTATTGGACTATATATAAAAATGGTTCAAATTTAAGCACTTCTGCTAATGGTTTTGGTATTGTTGAAGCTGGAACGCAAGTAATGTTAAACACCCAAGGAATTAGCTATCTTGATAGTCCAGCAACTACTTCAGCCACGACATACGCAATTTATTGCAAAGTTGGTAGTGGTGCAACACAATTTTGGTGTATTGGTGGTCAGCCAGCTACATTAACTGCTTTGGAGATTGCAGGATGATAACTATTCAACAAACTGAAGTTCTTTACAAACTATATCCACAAGTAAAATCTACAAGTGGCGATACAGCTTACGATGCACAAGGCAATGAAGTAGCTTATGACTTACAAGCCGTAACTGCACAAGCACAAGCTGATGCTCAAGCAGTCATTGATACAAAGGCTTCTGCATTGGCTAAACTAGCCGCACTTGGTCTTTCTGAAGATGAAGTAAAAGCGTTAGTCGGCTAGTATGTCTTTTGAAATTGACCCAGTTAAATACGGCCAACTTTGGGAAAAGGTCGATAACCTAACCGCCAAAGTCGATAAGCTAGAAGAAGGCATGGAAGAATTGCTTGCTTTGGCTAACAAGGGTCGGGGTGGGTTTTGGGTAGGAATGATGGTTGTATCTGCCCTATCTACCTTTATTGGATTTGTTTCACACTACTTTACTAGCAAATGATGTGGACTACGGAATATCAGAAGGCGTTAAAAGCCTTACCGACAGTCTTGAAGCAAGCAGAACTGCAAGTAAAGGCTTATCTAAGTCTATTGAAAACATACAGCACGATGGATTGGATGTTGCACAGCACCAAGCCAACGAAAGAATCAGAGCAAGACGAGAAGCAGAGTTCAAGAAAGAACAAGCATTAATCAAGGCTTTACGGCAATGGCAACACAATAAACAGATTAGTGACGAAGAAGCAAAGTTAAAGATTGATTTTGTAAAGAAACACGGTGCAAAAGAATGGGAAGCAGTCTTAAAAATTAAAGTGGATATAGAAAACTTACGCAAGAAAGATAACGAGGAATACCAGCACGACCTAAAAGCAGTTAAAAGGTTACAGTTTTGGTGTTTTGCAGTAGCCGCAGTATTTGCTTGGTACTTTACTTGGGGATACAAATGGTAGCTTATTTGACTTTTTGCTACAGTTATTGGGGGAGTTTAATGTGTTTGGCATAGACGATATTATTGGCGTGGGAATGAAACTGGTTGACAAGCTAATACCTGATCCAGCCGCCAAAGCACAGGCACAATTAGACCTAGCTAAATTAGCCCAAGAAGGCAAATTGGCTGATATTCAAGCTGATATAAACGAAGCCCAAGAACTTACTAAACGCCAACAAGCAGACATGGCTAGTGATTCATGGCTATCTAAAAACATTCGACCTATAAGCCTAATTGCCTTATTTTTTGCTTACATCATATTTGCCTTGATGAGTGCTTTTGGAATTGATACAAACGAACAGTACACAATGCTCTTAGGTCAATGGGGCCAATTAGCTTTCGGTTTCTATTTCGGATCAAGAGGGCTAGAAAAACTAGCTGAAATAAGGGCTAAAAATGGTAAATAGCCGATCCCTAGATGACCTGATTCCCCCAGCAAAGGAGCGTGTAGAACGCTTTTTAAATCTGTGCAAGGATGAGGGTATAGATTTGCTAGTGACATCAACTTATCGTGACAATGAATCCCAACAGGCTTTATACGAACAAGGTAGGACTACAGCAGGAAAGGTGGTTACCAATGCTAAAGCTGGTGATTCTTGGCATAACTGGCGTTGTGCTGTTGATGTCGTACCTATGGTCAACGGCAAACCTAATTGGGATGGTCTACACCCTGTATGGGATCAAATCGGTAAACTAGGTGAACAAGCAGGATTAGAGTGGGCAGGTCGCTGGCGTACATTTAAAGAACTGGCACACTTTCAATACACGGGTGGGTTAACCCTAGCCGACCTTAAAGAAGGTAAGGAAATAGCTTAAAACTGATTTATAGGATTAAGTCGTTTACGGTCATACTTGTAGGAAGGGTGAGAACCGCCCATAAGCGTGGCAAATTGAAATAACTCATCCTTATCTACCCAGCCCACAATATCGCCCCCAGTATCGTCTAAAACGATCAGGATGTAAAAGTCACAAGGACTTTTGCGGTGGTATTCGGTGACATACACATCACCTTGATTATTACGGGTAGATTTAACATCAATAGTCCTACCACCAGCGGTTTTAAGATCAGCAGGGTTCTTCTTTTGATTGATAGAAAAGTCGGGCATTAAATTTAAATACTTGGCCACCAAATACTCACCCTTAAACCCGTCAATATCCATTTCATACGGATCTTGCTTGCTAACTTGCCTGTCATGGTTAAATTGCATGGCGTTTTTCCTACGCATAGTACCGAAATACTCGCATAGGAATAACTCATGCTTGGACAGGTCAACCCTCAAATCACATACCCGTGCATTAAATAGTTAGTGCCAAAAATAATAACGCAAATCAAAATAGCTACTAAACCGCCTTGTATAAATTCTTTCATGGCTATCTCCTATTGAAAAATACGATAACGGGGGTTGCAGGTAACTTCTACAGGTACATCACTCATAATGCCGTTAATCTTACGCTTGGCCGTAATTACAACGGGGCGTGTACCAGCATCTTCACATTCGGTAATGCCCAGTATTACTTGAGCACGGGTCATGTGATAAGCCTGTTTATCAGTTTCTAGGCTGACATTGGGTGGTTCAAAAGAACTACAGGCGGCTAAGGCTAATGGGGCTAAAAGTAGTAAATATTTCATTTGTCGTTCCGTTCTGACCAAGCCATTTGAGCCTGTTCGTTAAATTTATCAAAATTAAGTGCGTGGATCATTTCCCATACGCTTGTTTTTGTGTCGCAGGTGCAGACATCTTCAATCTCTATGCCGCCTACATGACCAACGCTAGGTTCGTCTTTATCTATATACCCGTAAACATCTAGGTAGGTATCACCGCAGTACATCGAAAATAAGTAATTGTTTGACATTTTGTATCCTTTTCTATTTCACTCGCCAATCGAGTAACACCAGTTTAGTTAAGCTAACTTAACAATACAAGTATTATTTAATAGGGATATACCCTAAGATGCAAAAATACAACAGGGCAGTATTTAGCAGTTACTAGCTGTTAGGTGGAAAGCCGCAAAAACCCTAACTTACTGCATCCTACTATGGCGGCTTAACGCCCTAAAAATAGGCGGTTTGCAAACCTTTAAC